TATGTCACGTGCAGAGCTTGAAAAGAAACTCACAGAGCTTTCAAACAAGATCGATGGATTTAACGCCAAAACGATCGAAGTTAAGCCAGAGACAAAAGAACTACCTGAAAAGTAATAATTGGACATCTTTCATTACAGTATTCAATGAGGTGCACAACACAGATATCAATATTAATTTAGGTAAAATCAATGTTAAGACGGAAGAAAAGTAAATATAAACAAGCTGTCGTTGGTGATAAGAAATATTATTACTACAGAATATATTGGCTTGACCCTTGCGGAGATGCTGGGCATGCAGAAGCCAGTGAAGTTAAAAAACTTAAGCCTGCAAAGATGATAACTTATGCATTTATCTTTGATAAAAACAATAAATATGTTTGGACATTTGCGTCTTATGATGAAGAATCGGCTGTGTTCTCCGACAGGAATGTACTACTTAGATCTAGCGTAACAAAGATGGAAAGAGTGTTAAACCGATCTGAATAATTTATGAAAAAGCGTGAGTCTAAGCTCTGGCAAAGAATTAAAAAACACATCACAAAACCTCATTTTATTCGTGTAGAATCTAATACTATCAATGGTATTCCTGATATTAACGGATGTTGGAGTGGTAAAGAGTTTTGGGTGGAACTTAAATCGGACAGAGTTGGATATCCGAAGCTATCTAAATGGCAAATTAGTTGGATAAACAAACGAATCAAACACGGTGGTATAGTTATTATCTGCAATGAGACCCTCTTGGAGAAGAGTTTGAAACTGTACAGACCGTTGTCCGTTATCCGTGACCCTCGTTTACTGAAACCTCGTGCCTCGTTCTCGTTTCCCGTACAATGGCCACTGGTCCAGGATGCCATCTGGCAGCTCATGCAGCTGGATCCTGAAGCTCGTTCTCGTTCTTGTGACGAAGAACAACGGATACAGGAAGAACTAATACAGGGCTCAGGCAGCGTAACGTCAGAGGACTTTAAAGAACTCTGATTCTCGTGTATCCTCGTTCTCGGGGGCCAACTTTTATATCATTGTTTTCCGTTGAGCCCCCTTCAGGATCTCCTGGCAGCGTACTCTCGTTCAGGAATCCTCGTTCTCGTTCAACGGATCGGTAATGAATACCCCCCTGCAGCACAAGCATCTGGATCTGGTCAGAGCTGGTAGCTCGTTCTCGTTTGAGGAAAGGAGTATGGTAATGAAGTAATACCATTAGCAGCCATCAGGAGCTGGCAGCCAGAGCTTTCGGTACGAATGTGTACCTGAACTTTTTGCTTGACTTATATCCCATCTGGTCTTATATACATTCAGGGCCGCATGTTAGGAGGTAGGTGCAAACCGTAAACTTCAGTGCGGTCCGTGGTCAAGTCAGTGGACGAGACATACAATAGTATTAAATGCACAGGTATGGTCTGGGCATCACCCTCTGAACTTGGCCTATTAACAACGAACTAAAGGATAAACAATGAAGACACATGTGATAAAGGACGACGGCACGGTAACCGTGATAGAAGGAAGAATAAAAGAACTGAAAGAAATGCAAGCGCTCGTTAAGGGACCGATAGAGATTGTAAACGCAGCCATGCCTGCAGCATCGCCTGCGCTGCCTGGTGGGGAGAAGCTCAAGGAAATGATATGCAATGAAGAAGGATTATTTAACAGCTCGTTCAAGACTAACGAGAAAGCACGCCAGTTAATAGCTGAAGGATTACACACGCAGCTGGAAAACATACAGGACATTCGCGGTGATGTTTTCGTCACTGACGGATGGAGGATCGCGTGATTGCGTTCCTCGTGCTCCTCGTAGTAATGTGGCCTAATCTCATGCTGCCCCTGCTGGGGATACTGGCACTGGCAGCCACAGGAGTTCTGTGAAGCTCTCGCTCGTTCTCGTGAGGAAAAGACTTGTTTAGAATCATTCTAAAGTACACAGGAGCTGGCACCAGATGCTTTTGCTGGTAAAAGTTCTAGGGTTTTTTTATTTGACTTATCGGTGGGATATGATAAGACATTAGGATTAACAACGAACAAAGGAAAGACAATGGGACTAGACCAATATGCACACATAAGAGATAAGCAAAGTGGACAGATGAAACAACCTGACTTTGACAAAGTCTATTCAGATAAGTACGAGCCAACTGTTCACGGTTTCGTTTGGAGAAAGCACTCTCGACTTCAGCAGTTTATGCAAAACATTTGGGACGAGCAAAACCCTGACAGCGCAGAAGCTATGAATGGAGATGATGAGTTGATATTAGATAAAGACATCATAACCAACTTACGCAAAGAGATAGACGGCAACTACCATAACTCGTTTTGTAGTGGTGGTTTCTTTTGGGGACATCAGTTTCAAGAAGAGGCAGTCAGAGAGTATTCCAAGCAAGACATTCAGTTCTGCGATTGGGCTTTAGCACAAATCGAAAAGGGTGAAACTGTCGTTTATACTTGCTCATGGTAGATTTTATAATTTTATTTATACTGACCCACATACCTTTCACGATACTTCTCGTGTTGGGTCTCGTGGGTTGGGTAATGTCGTTATTTAAAAAGGATAGGGGGTAGCTGATGGGATTTCTAATTTGGTTTTCACCAGCAATAATTATCTACATACTATTACTAATGGAAGTAATAAGTTTAGGTAATGTTTTTAATTTGTTCTAGTTTTGTCTGTGGACGACCCATTATGAACACAACCCAAAATGGACACTAAGTTGTTGAGATTTATGTGGGATATGATAAGACAAGCTATTACTTAAAAACTAACAAAAGGAAAACAATGAGTAATGCTGTTAAAAAGCTAAAGGCAGATGAGAAAAAAATCATAATGTCTTATGCTATAAATAAACTGCAATTAAATCGTTTATCTAAAGAGTTAGATACAATGAAACAAAATGTGGTTGATGTGTTTGAAAGAACAAATCAAAACCTTGTTATTGTTCAAGACGAAAATGGTTGTAGTTATGGAGTGCAGAAAATCAAACGAAAAAGAAAAAAGTTTGAAACTGCTAACTTCAAAATCAAACACAATGATTTATTCAATCAGTTCTGTACTGAGATTGAATATAATGAGTTCAAAGCAATAGGTGATAATAATGCCTAATGTTCCAATGAACATATCTAAAGTATTAGCCGAGCAATCGGCTAATACTCAACTTACTGAAAATGCTAAACTAGACCCGACAGCAATCAGTAAGTTAAATTATGAAGTAATGTATAAAATGTTAGAGGGCGAAGTAGAAAAGCTAATTATTGAGAATACAGGCAACCCTTTAATAGATGACTTTAAACAAAAGATAGTTAAGAAGTTTAGTTATCTAATACATAAACTTAACAGTTAAGACACAACCAATAGCGTCTGATCGATAGCCCGTAAGGGCTATCGGTGTATCTATATAGAAGGCTCTACAAAACCAACAATCAAGATCCTGCTTTTCCGTAATTTTTGCCACGTTTCAGTAGAAGGTACTTCTACTGACAGAGAGTTTATAGCAAGTCGAATAGAAATAGTGTATGCTCAAACGGTATGAAATCAATAAGTAATATTTTATTTAGTATTATGATGGGTATGCTTATGTTTTTTGTTACTGTTTGGTATTTATTATTATATATAATAGATATTATGTTAGACTGGATTGAAACGGGGACCCACAAAATCAAAAAACTTAGAAAATGAATTTAGATCAATTAACTGATGATGAGTTGAGAACCTTAATACTCAAGAAACAGATTGAGTATATAAAGTTATGTCAGGACGACTTTCTATTATTTGTGAAAGCTATGTGGCCTGATTTTATTTATAGGCAAACAGAGGACCCGGAAAAATGGGGGCACCATCAAATCATCGCAAACGAGTTTCAAGACATCGCTTCAAAACAATCTAAACGTCTTATTGTGAATATGCCACCAAGGCATACCAAATCAGAGTTTGCATCTTATTTGTTCCCTGCTTGGATGATCGGTAAAAATCCTAAGATGAAACTGATGCAAGTATCACACAATGCTGAACTTGCTTCGCGGTTCGGTAGCAAAGTTA